ACTATGCTGAGAGCGATCGGCGGTTGGACTGATGATGATAATGTGCTGTCCGCTTTTCTTAAAATGGCAAGAAGCAAAATACTTGCAAGATGTTATCCGTATGAAAGTGATTATTCGGAGCTTGAAATGCCTGCAAGGTATGATGAGCTTCAAGTCCAAGCGGCGAATTATTATTTGAATAAGCGAGGAGCAGAGGGTGAAACGGGACACTCCGAAAATGCTACACAAGTGCAATATTCGGACGGCGATTTACCTCAAAGCCTTTTACGTGAAATAATGCCGATAGCGAAGGCGGTGGTCGTTAATGAGACTACTGTATAATCATTTAATAACGGTCTATTATTCCGATTTATCGGATACCGAGCGGATAATTGATGATAGCGGATATTACACGGGTGAGGTCGAAAAGATATATTCGGAACCCACAGAGATACATTGCAGTGTATCATCTGCGACGGGTATGGCGGAAGTAAATACTTTCGGAACGCTTACGGATTATAACTATGTGTTGTTAATTGCAGGCAGTTGTCCCTTTTCTGAAAACGCTATGCTGTGGATAGATAAAACACCCGCCGAGGGTGAATGCAATGCGGTAGTGCGTAGGATAGCCAAAACGAAGAACTATTGTAAGATAGCTATAAAGAAGGTCGATGTAAATGAAGCAACGATTTGAAAATTTCCGTAGTTCATTGATGGATACTATCGCAAACAAAGCAAGGGAATACGCACAAGCAAATTTCGATGTAGCCGAATATGACGGTGACAATATCGTTGTGGTAAGCAGTGATGTGGCACACGATTATATGCCCGGTTACAGTGACGTAACAATATCCGCAATGGGTATGCGAGATGTTGAGCCTTGCAATGTTGCTTTATTTATTGAGTTCGGAACGGGTGTAGTATATCCCGACGATCACCCCGAAGCGGAAGAAAACGATATGATCCGTGGAGAGTACGGAGCGAAATACGGTCGCAACGAAGACGGTTGGACTTATATCGGTAATCCCGGAACGAACGGCACGATAAATAAGGACGGATCCGTACATACATTCGGTAATCCCGCAAATATGTGTATGTATAGAGCACGAGAGACAATGCGAGATGAAATTGTTGAAGAGATACAAAGGCGGTGGCATGAACTATGATAGATATTGAAAATGAGGTTTTTACCCGTATTTCAAATGCTATTTTGAATGACTTTCCCACTGCGGATGTCACAAGCGAATATGTAGCTACGCCGCCGAGCTTTCCTCATATATCCGTCATAATGAGTGACAACAGGGTAGATAAGCAATATACAACACTTGAAAGCGAAGTATCTACCGTCAATTTTACCGTTGAGGTATATTCAAACAAAATGAACGGTAAGAAAAGCGAATGTAAAAAGATAGCTAAAGTCATTGATAAAGAAATGTTTGTAATGAATTTTACAAGGACTTTTTACTCACCGCTTTTAAATATGAATAACGCAAGTATATATAGATTAACAATGCACTATACAGCCAATATAGACGGCAAATATTTTTATAGGAGGTAAATAATATGGCAGCAAGTACAATACCGACACTTACTTATAAGACGGAACTTCATTTTTCCGCAACGGAAAGCGGTAGCTTTACAAAGCTTGTCGATATTAAGGATTATCCCAATATCAATACCGATAGGGAAATGGTTGAAACCACCAATCTTTCACAGGGCGTAAGAACTTATATTCCCGGCTTAAGAGGCGGCGGAGACGGCTTTACTTTTACGGCAAACTACATTAAGAGTGATTTCGATACCATTAATGCGATGGATACGGGTACGGTTTATTATTTTAAACTGTTATTCGGTGATAATGGTGATGACGGCGGCTTTAGCTTCCCCGGTACAATCAGTGTCGGTCTAATTGGTAAGGGCGTGGGCGAAGTCAGAGAAATGCAGATAACGATAGGCTTACAGGGCGAGGTAACACCTATAGCATAATTGATTAAGGAGCAGAGATAATGTCAAAGAAGATAAAGTTCGATTACAATGGTAATACATATAATCTTACATATACAAGACGAACTATAGAAAAAATGGAAGATGAAGGGTTCGATATTACAGCGGCGCAAACAAAACCGATGTCCACACTTCCGAAACTTTTTAAAGGCGCTTTTTATGCGAATCATCCGAACATTGAGGATAATGTAATTGATGAGATATACGGGCTTATGAAAGACAAGCAGGGGCTTATACAAGTTTTGGCAGGGATGTACAACGATACCTTAAAGACACTACTCGATGAACCGACAGACGAAAAAAACATACTGTGGACAACGAGCGTGTAACATCTCGATTGTCCGATAACGAGGGCGGCGGTGGTAACACTGACCGCCTTATTTGTTACACAAATGTATTTAAACGCTTATGCCCTTTTTATTTGTCGATAGGTGTTAGCTATGAAGATTACTGGAACGGAGATCCCGAGATAGCAAGATATTACAGAGAGGCATATTCTTTAAAGCAGGACAGGGTCAATTTTGAACAGTGGCTTAACGGATTGTATATATACAACGCATTATTGAGTGCATCTCCCGTATTTAATCCGATGCACAAGACCCATAAACCCGAAAAATACATAGAAGAGCCGATACCTATTACAAAAAATGCTCAACGAGAAAAAGAGCGAGAGCAATACGAAGATATGAAACAGAGAATGACAGATTTCTTAATGGATTATAACAGACGGCGAGGTGAGAAACGTAATGGCGATAGAACTTGAACAATTGCAATTTCATATTGTGGGTGATTTTTCGGAGCTTAATAAGGCTTATGAGCTTTGGGAAGGATTAAAAAAAGAACTCGGTGATGTGCCGAAATTTGAAGTTTCCACCGGAGAGACTACAAAGAAAATTAAAAGTGCTACAAAAGAAGCCGCAAAAGAAGTTGAAAGAATAAATCCTTTTAAAAACTTTCCCGAGCTTTCCGTAAATGCAGATGAGTATGAAGAAAACATCGGCAAAAACAATAAAATAGTTGGAATTGAACAAATGAGCCGCCTTGCTGAATATTCAAAAGAAGCAAGCGATTACGCCTCTGAGTTTGGAAAAAATATAAATAAAGCCTTAAACTTATCGGCATTATCGGATTTTTCTTCGGCTCTTTCCAATGTTGTAGGTGACAGTTTTAAGTACACAGGCATAGGTAAAACTTCATTTAACTATAAAGGTACGGGATTTAAAGGCATAGATTTTAAACTTTTCGACGCTTCAAGTCCTTTTGACAGGATGTTCGGTAATGTTGCGGGTTTGGTTACGAAAGGTATAATCCCTCCCGTAAAACTTGTAAGCAATGCCTTTAAAAATGCGACACAAGGTGCATCAAAGTTTTTTAAAAGCATACAGAGAATAGCACTTTACAGAGCTATTCGTACCGCATTAAAGCTAATATCACAAGGCATAAGAGACGGTATTAAAAATCTGTACCAATGGAGCGCTATTGTAGATAAAACATTCAAAAACAGTATGGATGATTTAGCTACAAGCGCACTCTACGCAAAAAACTCTTTGGGTGCAATGGTCGCACCGATTATCAATTCTATTACGCCTGCCGTAAAGAGTTTATCGGATGCCTTTGTAGACCTTGTAAACCGCTTTAATGAGGTGATCTCCGCCTTTACGGGTGCGGAGCTTTATACGGTTGCCGATAGAGTTGCCACAACTTGGCAAGACACGGCAAAGGAAACCGAAAAGGCACAAAAGAAACTGAAAAAATCTATACTCGGTTTTGATGAGTTAAATGTGCTTAACGGAAAAGACAGCAGTACCGATACGGCACCCGACTATGCCTCTATGTTCCATAATGAGGAAGTATCTCAACCTACAAGGGAGTTTGTGACAAGGATAAAAACTATCTTTGAACAGGAAGGCACACCCATTAATCTTGAAAAAATAAGGAATTTGGGCGGAGAAGTTGCTATAAGATTTAATACTTTTGTAGAGGGTTTGGATGCAAAAGGAATAGGCAAACAAGTTGCGGATGTAGTAAACAAGGGTATTGCATTTGTAAACGGCTTTTTGAGAAAAGCAAACTTCTTTAATGTCGGTCGAAAGGTCGGAGAGTTTCTTGAAAGTGCATTTAGGAATATAGACTTTAAAGAGATCGGAGCAACCTTTACAAGGATAATAACGTCGGCGTTAGATTTCGGAATTGGTTTAATAACCACTCCCGGATTATTGGGCAGTATCGGAAAGTCTATCGGTGAGTTTCTTGTCGGAGCGTTTAATGAAGGTTCAAACTGGCTTGACAGTTATGATTGGGAACAAGTCGGAGAAGATCTCGCAAAGGGATTAAAAGAGTTCTTTGAAGAATTAAAAGTCGATGAAGTTGCGACTGCTATATTCACGTTTCTTGGTAAAGCTTGCAAAGCGGCATTCGATCTTGTCGGCGGCTTTATAAAAGAAATGTACCCCGAAGGAATATCTCTTTCGCCCGATGATATATTTAAAGCTTTTTTAGATCTTGGCGAATGGGTAAACAAGAATATCGTATTCCCGTTTATTAATGCCTTTACGGGCGGCAGCTTAGAGGATGATCTTGAAGCAAGCGGTGGTAATTATTCACAAGCTCTTAATACGGGTTTAACCGAAGGGCTTATGGATGTGGGGGCTTGGATAGATGAGAATTTGTGGACACCGATAGAAAATTCCTTTACAACGAAATTCCCCGAGATGAAGAAAGACGGAAAAACAACTTTTGATAAATTTAAAGACGGTGCATTCTTAGCTCTTTACAATATCGGAGAATGGATACAGACACATTTGTGGAATCCGATTGCAGTAAAACTGATTAATGCAGGCATCGAGTCTAAGACAAAAGGCGCAAATATGATAAAAAAATTCAAAAAGGGAATTGAGGACGGGCTTGAAGGTATTAATAGCTGGTTAAAGACAAAAATAGCAGACCCTATTGAACAATTTTTCGATAAGCTCTTCCCGTTCTTTAATGATGTGGGCGAAGGACTTGCTGAATGGATCTTATACGGTTGGCAAGCGGGACTGGCTAAAATGGCAAAGAACTTTACAGATAGCTTTTTGGAATTAAACAAAGCTATGATAAACCTTATTCCGGGAATGGATTATAACACGCTCAAAACACAAGTCGACACAACGATGGACGCTTACATTAATGTATTGGAGCGACAGTCAAAGCCCACTGTGCCGTCAGTATATATTAATGGTAATGAAAATAGCTACGCACAGACACAAGAAGACCTTGCTTCCGCTATCAAAGATATGAACGAAATACTTGATAGGATAGACAAAAAGGATACTACCGTGGAAGTAACTACAAGCTCTATGATCAATGCCTTTACACGCACCAATACAAGGGCGGGCAAACAGGTCGTTTCGGTTAATTGATAAAGGTTGGTGGATGATATGACAGACCAAACATACAATCCCATTAAATCGGTGGGCGGGGTACAAATACCTTGCCCCGCCGTTTATGAATGGAGCTTAAACGATATATCTGCGTCGGATGCAGGACGTACCGAAGATACGGTGATGTGGAAAAAGCGTGTCGGTCAATGTGCAAAAGTCCATTTGGAATGGCATTATGTGGATGATGCGGCAGCTCAGACAATATTATCTGCGTTTAACGGAGAGTATATTTCAATCCAATATGTTGACGCAATGAGAGGGACGAGGACATCTGTATTCTACGTCGGCGACAGGTCAAGTGTAATGTATAATCATAAGCTCGGTTTATGGGAAAATATCTCATTCGACATTATAGAGAGGTCGGGTAAATAATGAGTGCTTTAACGGATGCGTTTTTAAATTGTGAATATCAATATGTAAGAATAACATTTACCGACACCGAGGGTGTTCAGACGCAGATCAATAGTTCAAATATCATTGAAAATGGTTTAATTATAGACCGTTCTGTTGCAAGCAGTTCTAAAATAGAGCTTGGCAGTACCGTTGCAAGTGAGCTGACATTAACTTTAGATAATGCTAACGGTGATTTTGATGATGTGACTTTTACGGGCGGCGAGCTTTTTGTTGAGATTGGGTGTGCGATAAATGGTACTGTTCAATATCTTCCTTGCGGTGTTTTTATCGTAGATACATCCCCGAGGAAGATAATGCAATTAAAAATTCAGGCTCTTGACAGGCTTATTAAGTTTGATAAAGAGTGTAATTTTAATTTTAATGACAATATCACAATTGCCGATTTGATTGACTATATATGCGAAGACAGGGATGTAATATGCGCTACCGATTTATCCGATTTAGTCAATAATGATTATGAAGTGTCTGCCGAGTTTCTCAATTCATACACGGGTACTATGCGACAATTGCTTGGTTGGTGTGCATTTCTAACGGCAACTTGTTGCTATATGAACGGCAACGGCAATCTTGAATTTAAGTGGTTTACAAGCAGTGGCTACACATATTCGGAAGCATTAAGGACTAAAAGCGATCTATACGAAAGTAATAATCAAATATTGGGGCTTGTTTATACGGATAATGACGGTAATGTATTTACGTGTGGTAATGACCAGAGAGCTATATCCTATTCGGGATGTGACATCCTTGAAGGTGATAACATTGAAGCGGTGTTGAACGGCATATACACGCAAATAACGGGATTAACATACAGACCCTTTACTGCTACCGTGTTGCCGTCACCTTTTTTGGAACCGTTAGATTTAATCACTTATGTGAAAGATAATGTGAACTATACGGGAGCGGTAACGGCAGTTAATATTCAGATAAACGGAAATACGGTTATAAGTGGAGTAGGGGAGACAACACTCTACGAAAATTCTGCGACAAAGTCAAACGATAATTCCGAAATATCGAAAGTTAAACAGGAGTTATCAAATGCTATTGAAAATCTTGAGGTAAATATAAACGGCAATTTCGGCATAGACGATGAACTATTGACGAACGTTAAGCCGTATTTTTTACACGGTGATGCCTATTACAGTGTTGCAAAGAAAAAAGTAATTTGGAATAATTCGGATACATATATATTCAGCAGTACGCCTTATTCCTTTGTAGCACAACAAACAAGCATATCGGAAGCGGATATACAGTTAAGGGAAACTACTTATTCAAGCGGTGTTAGTTATTCGTATGCCAATACGGTAGGATTTACCATAGGTGGGCAACAGGTATATTATACTTCCATAGGCACGGATATAGGCGCTTACAGCTCATATACATTTACAAATCCACAAGCGGTATACGGAAATAATGTAGATGTTAAAGCCTTTGAAGTCAGGCTTCCACGAAGTACTGTCAAGACAGTTGCAAAATGGGATTGGGAACTTGTAAATGGAGAGTACATCCCTAAAATCATAAAAAACCGTACAACAGACCAAAAAGCAAATGGTTTTAAGTTTTACGAGGACAAAACAAATCTTGTAAAGGCAGACTTCGAGACCGAGATCCCGCCCATGGTGTTTGAGACGGACTTGGACGATGTACCGAGTGATGCACCTGTCGGCACGGTGATAGGGTTGTATACGGATAATGGGGGTGGTAGCTGATGAGTGTAATACATATAACAACACCGGAACAGTTCATACAGGTATTTAATAGCTCGTCAGCAATAGGCAGTAGTTCGGACTATGCAGAAATATATCTCGATAACGATATTGACTTTGAAGGATATTTGGAAGAGCACAGTATTACACATTGGCGATCATCTGTCGACGGTGATCTTACTGACTATTATAAGTTTGACGGACAAGGATATTCGATAAAGAATCTTGTCATTTCCCAAGGCGATGAGAGATTCCAGTTTATGTGCACCAATGTTAATGGGTATATCAGAAATCTTGTTTTTGATAATTGCCATTTCACGAATGCATATACAGGTGGTAACTGGTGTCAGTTATTGGCGTGGGAATGTTTAAGCGGGAACACTCCAACCGACACTAATCCGTGTATCGAAAACATTATAGTTAAGGGTAATTGTTCATATACAAACGCTCGTGGTATTAGTGGTAGCAATATTTTTGCTATTGCTATGATAGACGACCGTGTAAATGCGCCGCAAAAAAGATTAGTCAACAGATTGGGCATTAGCGGAACTTATAGAGCAAGATTTGTATACGGATGCCATTCAAATAATTATTTTAATGGCATAAATATTTATATGAATTCCGAAATTCATTGTTATGAAGGGGCTTTATTTAGACCTCAAAATAATTATAGCGGTATGACTGTTACAAATGCATGGAATAGAAGTAAGGTGGAGGCTACTAATTATTACGGGGGGATAACCGGGTGGCAAAGTAATACTCAACTTTTATATTGCTATACTGATATGACAAACATCGGGGGAACGCCGACTTATGGTATATGTCCAATCGGGAATAACCCCTCTGCATCTAATATGTTTGAGTGCTTATATTGTGCTGACTATACAATAGGCGATGCCAGAGGCGTACGGGTAACCAGAGAAGACTTAAAGGATGTAAATTTCCTTAGACAGAGAGGCTGGTTGATATGAGCAGTAAAAGTCTATATTTGGGTACAGACAGCACTCTGTCAAATCAAAGCTCTTGGGGTAATGCGTCAAACAGCTCGGCTTTAAGTCTGATGATAGTGTCCTCTAACTTTAGCATTTCAGGAATTAATGTATGGGCTACAACTGATGGACAGGGAAATCATCAAACAATCCCATTATATATAGATATAAGCAATGATGGGAGTAACTGGACACGTCATGACACTTTTAATATTGAACTTGACGGTACTTTTACAAATTGGGTCAAATACTCCTTTACCCTTTCTCAGCCGATAACCGCAAAATTTATGCGGATACAAAAAGATAATACGACTTATATTAACAATTGGCTTGCGGGAATAAATCAGACATCGGGACTATATGAAGGCTTATTATTGCGAGACAATGCAAATCCGGGGTTAGTGTGTGAGCTTGATGTATCGTATGAGAATGACTGGTACATGGACACCGACGGCTACCCCGTTACTATCCCTTGTATCGTCAATTGTCATCCATTTGAGGGCTTTGATAATCCCTACGGTATTCTTGACGTATGGAAGCTCGACAGTAACAATGAAGGCTATCCGTGGACTTTTGGATGGGATGCGCCGTCACCAATATCAAGCGGTTGGTACATCAAGCTCTCGGATGGTACGTTTGCACCTCTTACTTGGTACATCAAGCTCTCGGACGGTACGTTTGCACCTCTTACTTGGTACATCAAGAGGAGCGGTGGTGTTGTGCCGTTATAATTAACAGTCAAGACATAAGGAGGTAATTATGAAACAGTATCAATTTTTATTTTCGGTTATCGGTGGTTTTGTGGGGTGGTTTTTGGGAGGTGTGGACGGTTTGCTGTATGCCCTTGTAGCCTTTGTGGCTATTGACTACATTACGGGTGTGATGTGTGCCATAACAGACAAAAGGCTGTCAAGTGAGATAGGGTTCAGAGGTATCTTTAAAAAGGTGCTTATCTTCGTGCTTGTAGGCATCGGCAACATTGTGGATACTCAACTTGTAGGTAATGGATCCGTATTACGGACGGCGGTGATATTTTTCTATCTCAGCAACGAGGGTATAAGCATACTTGAAAATTCCGCACATTTGGGACTACCCATACCACAGAAATTAAAGGATATTTTGGAGCAGTTGAAGGAGGATAAAAATGAACAGGGAAAAAATCAAAAGGGCAGTACCTAAAGCGGCATTGTATGAGCAATTAGCGGAGGAATGTGCGGAGCTTGCTCAGGCTTGCATTAAAATGTCACGGCTTTTGAGAAAGGAAAACCCGACAAGTGCAACATACAACGATGTGTATTATGCCCTTATCGAGGAGTTTAACGATGTAGCCTTGTGTGCCGAAATGGTAGAGCTTGAAGTTTATCCGCAACGACAGGAAGAAAAGCTGAAAAGGTGGGTGAAGAGGCTTGAAGAATATCAAAACCTTAAGATGTAAGCGTAGCAATTACGGCGGTGCAAGGCAGTCGACAGAGTGGATCGTGATCCACTACACGGGCAATGCCAAAGATACGGCAAGGGGTAATGCAAATTATTTTGCAAACAATAATGTGGGAGCTTCGGCTCATTACTTTGTGGACGATAATGACATATATAGCTCTGTACCTGAAGGCGATATTGCGTGGCATTGCGAAACACCAAATATGCCGTTCAGATGCACTTGTCGTAACCGCAACAGCATAGGGATAGAACTTTGCACTTGCGGGGATTATCAAATATCCGAAAAAACGGCAGACAGAGCGGCAGAGCTTGTAAAAGACCTTATGGACAGATACGGTGTACCGCTTGCAAATGTGATACGGCATTATGATGTTTGTCTTAAAAATTGTCCTGCCCCGTGGGTCAAGGATGTAAACAAATGGTTTGCTTTTAAAGAGAGGTTAAACGATATGACGGAAACAAATGTACAAAAGATCTGCAACGATATGATATACAAGTACAACAAAGAGCTTGAAGATAGGCTCATAACCTTTATAAACAACAAATTTGAGGCGGAAAGAGAGCCAAGATACGATAAGCTTGAGGATATACCTGCATGGGCGGTAGATACAGTTACGAGGCTTGTAGAAGAAGGCATAATGCAAGGTGACGGAAAGAACTTAGGTCTTACAAAAGATATGCTTCGTATACTCGTGATAATGGATAGGTCGGGCATACTCGCCCTATAATATATTTTTTAGGAGGTAAACACTATGGGAACATTAAACCCCGATGCTTATTCACCGATGAGCGGTCGCTTTATAGGTGAAGACGGCGAAACACACAACATTGTAACATTATTGAATGCCGTATCGGACGGCGTGAATGCCATTGCGGACAGCGGAGCGGTGACGAAATTCGACCACAACTCTTTATGTCGCAACGGTGTGGAGCTTAATACGGCGTTTGGCGGCAAGTATACGATAGCTCAGATACTTGCAATGGTACAGTCGGGCAACTTTGAGGATATATATGTGGGCGATACCATTACGGTAGCTATTAATTCCTCAATAGGCGGTGCGGAAAATGTAGAGCTTTTGGTTGCGGGTATCAACAGCTACGGCGGCAGAATGGCAATATGGGACAGCGAAAATGAAGATTACGATTGTGATTACAGAAACCATATAGCGCTTGTGGCAAAGAATAGCTTAAAAACTACCGCAAAGATGAACGATACGAACACGGCGGAAGGCGGATATTATGAAAGTGTAATGTACAACACAATAATGCCCGCTTATGTATCGGCATTTGAGGCGGTATTCGGGCAAAATCGTCTGTTCGCACCCGAAAGCCTTGTATGTAGCAGTACCGATTTTGAAAGAACAAGCATAGGCAATGTAAAATATTACGAGAGTGAGTACGCTTGGGCTTCGGAAGAAGATTGGAATGAAGGAAGTAACCCTTCAAAATTACAGCTTTTAAGCGAAATGGAAGTATTCGGGCAGAATGTTTATAACCATAGCTATGACGGATGTAACAACTACGGAATGCGTAAGCAACTCCCGATATTCAGGTTAAGACCCGACTACATCCCTTGCGGTAGGGGCTATAAGGCTACAAGTAAGGAATGGTATTGGTTGCAAGATGTCGCCACTTCTAGCAGCTTCTCGAGTGTCATCGACAACGGCAGTTGCTCCTGGACCAGTGCTTCGTATGGCAATGGCGTTCGCCCGCTTCTATACATCGGTTAATCGGTCAATCTCCGCCCCTATATGGGGCGGGGAAATAAAAATTTACAGAAAGGAAAGTGTATATGTCCGTACCTAAGTACAAAAGGACTGAAAGTAAATTTGAGGTGTACATACATGCCTTGAAACTCAGACGGGAGTTTACGATGCTTTTACTTCGGGATTTCGGGATAAAGAACAGGATAAGGGACTTTAAATTTATAGCGGAATTTAACGAGGAAGATAAAAAGGTGTTTGAAGATTTGGCGGAAAGGTATGACTTTAAGCATACAATGAAAGCCATATATCCCGAATGGCTTATCAATCATTTTCGGGAAAATATAATCAAGCTCTTGTTCGACCTTGTAAACAACATAACATCCGCAAACACCATATTCGTCACCAATGAAAGCGAATATACCGAACGACGAAACTTCCAAACAAGGGCAATATGCAACTGCGAAAGCCTTTTACAAGAAATGCAGTATGTAATATCCTTGCTGTGTTCAAACATTGACATAAACAAATACACACGCTATACAGATATGATAGAAAAAGAGATAGGTCTTTTGCGTGCTTGGAGAAAAGCGGACAATAAAATTAAAAAGCGACTTGGGTAAACTCTATTGCTTTAAACAAATACAACACACGGATAACTATTTCAGGAGGTTACAAAATGGCTAAGAACACAAACAAAATAGAATTTGAATACGACGGAGTAAAAGGCACTGCCGAATACAAGGACGGTAGGTACTACGGTGAGTTCGACGGAAAAACCGTCAATCATAAGAAACATAAGACCTTTGTGGAAAGGCATTTTATACACAATAAGAGTTTGAATGATATTGGGGTTGAGGTGCCCGAGTATTAAAAAGATAAGCACTGTCGTAATTGACAGTGCTGTTTTCCCCCTCTTGCCTTGCAAACCTATAACAAACCTATAACAAAATTTCACTCAAAACCGCATAAATAAAGGGGTTTGGGGATTTTAAAAATCAATCGTAGTAATAAAAATCACCTTTTGCCTTTCAGAAACCACGGTTTTATGCGGTTTCTGAAAGGCGATTTTTTTGAACCTATAACAAAACTGTAACAAAAATCATATAGAATTTACTACTTTTAGTAACGGTTCTAATGAGATTGTTGTATATACATCTGTCGTTACATCTCCTGCTTTGTGTCCTACGATCTTCTGGATGAGAACCTTATCATTGCCTTTTTCAGTGGCAAATGAAACAAAAGTCGCTCTTGTATCGTGTGGAGTGTGATTCGGCAGTATCTCTTTAAATTCCGATAAGTAAGTCTGATAATCGTATTTGCCGATAAAGTCATTAAAGAATGGTTTTATTTTATCTGCAATGGGAACGGTTCTTATGCCGGATTTTGTTTTGGAATTTACAATTTTAAAATAGTTGTCGTAAACATTTTCCTTTTTTAGTTCAATAAACTCGGAGGGTCTTACCCCTGTATGGCAATAAATTAATATGAGCTTTGCAATATCCTCGGAAGATCTCCAAAGCTTTTCATATTCCTTATGAGTTAATGGCTTGTGACTTACAACTTCCTTCGTATCAGCTTCAAGGTATTGCACATAGTTCTTTGTGATTATATCGTTCTTTAAAGCCCACTCAAACACCGCATTCATTACGATTTTAAGTTGATTAAAGGTTCCTTTATCCACCATCCCGAGGCTATCTATAAATGATTGTAAATGATATAATCGTAGTTCCCTCACTTTCATTTTATGTAATGGAGTGAGCTTTTTTATTGTTTTATTATACCATTTTTGTGTATTTTCCCTTAACTTGTGTAGATGTCTTTCTGCCCATATATCATACACTTCTTTGAATGTAATGTTGTAGAAAGCCTCCGTATCATCGGGAAGTGCATCCTTTGTATTGTAATTAGCTAAAAACATCTCAGCCTCTTTCAATGTAGCAAAGTAGCCGAGAATTTTTCTTTTTTCGGAGTATGTACCGTCTTTGTTAGGTTTTAAACTTGCCTTTTTATCATATTTCGTAACGATATAAGGTCTCCGTCTTTTACCACTTAACTTTGTGATACATCCATAGTTATTTGCTCTTCTCATTTGTTTTATCTCCCTTCTTTTTGTGTGCAAGGCAAGGGGGATCATATATTTTAACGGACTTTACGCTGTATTCCTACAACTTTACCGTAAACATATACTTCATTATGAGGTGTACATACAATTTCACTATAATTGGGATTTTCGGGTCTTAGAACAATCTGTTTTTCATAACGATAAAACCGTTTCATAGTAATTTCATTATCAATAGCTACTACGGCTATTTGTCCGTTATCCACAATAGGCTGTCGCTTTATAAATACAATGTCACCGTCTTTAATATCGGCATTTATCATACTGTCGCCGTGAGCTATAAGTGCAAAGTCGGCATTAATGTCTGTAGAAACATATCCTTCAAAATATTCCTCTTCGTATACGGGTTCACCACATACAACATTGCCAATAATGGGGATCTTCTGTTCATTGTCAATGAGAATCAAATCATCGGTATCAGGAAGAGTGCCTTCCGGTCCTGCTAATTCTCCCGCAGTCACGCCCAGTACTCTTGCTATATCCCTTAACTTTTGTAGGGTTATATCTATTTTTCCGCTTTCGATTTTAGATATTGTCGTTCTGTTTGTGTATCCTAAAGCAGTTGCAAGCTCTTCTTGGGTGAGCTTTAATTCACGTCGTCGTTTCTTTATATTATCCGCTAAAATGCTCATTGTATCACCTCTTTAT